TTACAAGAACTTCGGAAACAAAAAAGCGAGTATGTGAAGCGAAGAACCGAAGCCATTAATAGCACGGGACGTGGGTTTACTACTAAAAAAGCTGTTAACTCATGGTTAAAATCTAGACCTGGTGACATGGAGAAAGGATTCGACACCTTTATGAAACGCATGATGTTTGCGGCTGATGGAGAAAGTCCTTTGGATGCGTTTGTCAAGATTAATGAAATGTCGCAGATGAGTCGGTTTGATAAGTTTACGAATTTTGGTATTAGACTGTTCCAACGTAACCTTCTATCTGGACCTGCCACCACTACACTGAACGTGTCTATGCCATTGGCAGTGAGATTCTTAACCAAGATGGAACGCATCGTAGGGGCAGGGGTTGGCGCACTGAGAGGAGACGAGGCTCAAATGCAAGTCTTTAAAGAAGCACTAAAGTTTCACCAACAAGCCGAGGACTTCCGCATGGTTATTAAAGCAGGGTCTAAAGCAACACGGACAAAATCAGATGTTGTTACAGGTGGTCCTTCGCCGTTTACCGAGGCAAATGGGAGACCTAACATTGACGCGCTCGACCCCGAGCTTTATGGAATGAACAAGGACAGCACCTCAGGTAAAGCGATGGGATGGGTTAACACTTGGTTTAACCTTCCTTTTGCGTTGAACGCTGGTGGTGATTCCATGAACAAAGCAGCAGCCGGTTTATCTAACCTACGCGAAAGACTGGCCAACCACGTTTACACCGATCCAAAATGGATTAACAAACCAGTTGAAGCCAAAGAAGCTTGGATTAAACAGACAATGGAAAAGTCGTTCTTGGAAGATGGAGCGATGTATAGCGAAAGCGCAATAATGTCTAAGCTCGCAAAACAAGCACGTGAAAACGTTCTTAAAGGAGAACGCGCTGGTGAGGCGATAGACAACCCGATGTTAATACCCAATGAACTACGGAGATTAACATTAGAGAATAAAGATCAATTCTTGCGAGATCAAGACGCGCTAAAGCTTCTGGAAGAGACCAAACAATACACCCGAGAAGTAACCTTTACTGATCCTAATCAAGGTGAGTTCGTTAGCCTTGTAAACAGAGCGCGGGAGAAATTTCCTCCATTAACATTAATCCTTCCGTTTGTTAACACGCCCGCACAGATCCTTTCATTTGGGTTAAAGAGGACAATGTTTGGTGCCGCTTACGAACAGATTGCACCAATGATGTCTAAACGCGCAGCGCAGCGACGTGCTGAAATGGCAGCAATGAGTCCAATGCAGAAAGCTGAATACAGTGGACGCATGGCTACCGCTACAGCAGGAAGCGCCGCATTGCTTTATTACGCTTACTTAAACAAAGATAAGATTACCGGAAGTGGACCACGTAATCCTGCTGAATTAAAAGCACTTAGAGCTACGGGATGGCAGCCTAACTCATTTGTTATTGGTGATGAAAACAATCCAACATATGTAAGTTATCAAAGGCTTGATCCATTTGCGACGATGATTGGAATTGCGGCTGACTTTGCTGAACATATGTCAATGAACCCAAAGATAGAGCAAGGAAGCCAAGAGTCGTTTATGGCCCTCGCTTTTGGAATGGCTGAAAACATAACAGATAAGTCTTTCCTTCGCGGTTTAAACAATGTCTTAAATGCAGTGCAACAGCCTGACATCTACGGTCCTAAGATCGGTAGGGATATTATTAGCGGAATGGCAGTGCCTATGTCAGTTAACCAATTTAAAGACATGGGTGAAAGTGAAGTAATGATCCGTGAATCACGCAGTGTATTAGATGCGGTGTTACGTAAACTTCCTATTGCTGATGAAAAGATACCACCCAAAAGGACATTCTTAGGTGAGGCTATTTATAAACAAAACCCACTAGGACTTCTTGGTGTTATGAATCCTATCTACATATCAAGTAAAAAGAACGACAGCGTAGATAAGACCTTACAAGAGCTAGTTCACGGGTTTGATATGCCTTCGCCAAACTTTATTGGAAACAAAGAAACGGACATGCAAACCTTCTATAACGCTGAAGGACGACAAGCCTACGACAGGTTTCTTGAATTAACATCTACAACAACTATAAACGGACGCACTTTGCGTGACGCGCTAAAAGGTTTAGTCAATTCAAGGCAGTTTAAAGCTGTCACCAAGACGGTCAAAGAAGCCGGAGGACAAGCTGAATTGGTCTCGAAAGACCCGCGTATTAAAGAAATTAACAGAGTTCTTGGAGCTTACAGACGTAAGGCTAAACGTGAGATGAGCGCAGAGTTTCCCGAGCTTATTCAACGCGTTAAAGACATTAACACTAATCAACGACAGCTACAAAAATCTGTTTCTGAAGAACTTAACAACCCTATCCCAACCTTATAAAACACCATGCCAGCCACAAGTGGACTATCCTTCTATCTATCCGACTTCTTAACACCCTCAACAGCCCAGAGCATTACCTATGGTATTGAAGCCCTCAGCAATGACGACATAACCGTAGTGTTCATCAACGGCAGTGACGTGCGTGTGGTTCTTACAAAGGATGTTGATTACACCGTAGACGCTCTTACAAAGACAGTTACTTGCACTGCTGCGACGTGGATTTCCTTAGCGTCTGTCAGTAGTGTTGTTGACTCTTCCTCAAAGCTAAGAATCTATCGCACGACCTCAGTCCTTCCTTTGATTGACTTTACATCCGGAGCTGTGTTAAGCGAAAGCGATCTCGATAACGCCTATAAGCAAGGTCTCTTTGCCGCACAGGAGATGACCGAGGACGCAGCCGACACGAACGCAGGAGTCCAAACGGTAACTACAGGTGCGATTGAAGCCGGAGCAGTCACAGGAAGTAAGATAGCAGCAGGCGCTGTTGACACGCTTCAACTAGCTAACGCCTCCGTAGATAACACTAAGCTACAGCCCGGAGCTGTTAACCAGTTAAACCTACAAGCAAGCTCGATCAATACCGCAAGCCTAGCTCTAGGTGCCGTAACACATGATAGACTTGCAGCCGATGCTGTTGAGACAGATAACATTAAAGATGCAAACGTAACACAAGCTAAGGTAGTCAAAGCCTCCAAAGCTAACATGGAAGGACAAAGCAGCACCGATGGTGTCGTTACTCCTGACGTTCTTAAACACAGTCCGTTCTCTCCAAAGTGTTATGGGACAGTAGCTTATAGCTCAGGTTCCGCCACCTTAGCTACCGGTTCGTATAATGTTGCGTCAACATCAGAATCAGGGGACCAAAGAACAATTACGTTCACAGACGGTATGGACGATAATAATTATGTCGTGTTCGCTAACATGGAGACTAGCGGATCTATGGGTGACAACCACTCTGTAACAGTTATGGCTAAAACGACCGCCGGGTTTACGATAGAATCGCAAGCTAACGTAGCAGCGACTACTAGTATTAACTTTATCGTCTTCGGAAGCACCTTTGCATAATCACTATGAACTCCTCAGTCAATACACCCTTAGTAGGTATCACCGGATTGATTGCAAACATAACACTTGAACAAGTTAACACCACTGTGGCTATTGCAGTAGGACTCTCCACGTTGATCTATATGTTAATAAAGATACGACACCTCTTAAAGAATAACAAACAGAAGTAATAATGAGCGACGAAAAACGAAGCATCAAGATGGAGGGTCTACAAGACCTTCTCATCGACACATTCATTGATCAAATCAACAGTGGTGAAGCACCTCCTGCCTTGTTAAACGCTGCACGTCAGTTACTTAAGGACAATAACATCACATCTAGTGTCACTAAGGATTCACCCTTGGAGGCACTTGTAAATTTGCTTCCCTTCGAAGATGCGACTGATAAAGTTGTCAATGAATGAGTGACATCCCACCACAGCTTAAGGACTTCCGTAACTTCCTTTGGATGACATGGAACCACCTTTCGCTACCCGCACCCACACCTATCCAATACGAGATAGCCGAGTGGATGCAAAACGGTCCACGACGAGGTGTTATCCAAGGGTTCCGAGGTGTCGGTAAGTCATGGATCTGTTCAGCCTTTGTTGTCCACCAACTCCTCCTAGATCCACAAAAGAACATCCTGGTTGTCTCGGCATCCAAGAACCGCGCTGATGACTTCTCCACGTTCACCCTTAGGTTGATACATGAGATGCCCGTCTTGGCTCATCTGA